TCTACGGCTTCAAAGTTAAGGGCAACGATAAATTGCGTGGTAGATGCCCAGACTGTAACCACAAGGAAGCATCAGCTTGGGTATATCCTGAGGAACCGTGGGTAGTTTTCTGCCCACGTAAAAACGAATGTGGTAAAGAAAACCACATTCGTGATTTATTCCCTGAATTATTTGAAAAATGGGAAAAACGATTTGAACCCACTCCTGAAGATCCGAATAAAACTGTAAACGCTTACCTTGTCGAAGGTCGTGGATTCCCTCTAGAACCATTAAAGGGTCTATACACACAAGAAAGTATTACCCGTTATAAGCCTAAGAAAACCACTTCTATTACATTAAGATTCCCAATCACAGATGAAGAAGGGAATCCAGGATGGTGGCAGCGTGTTCTAGATGAACAAGGCGTTTTGCCAAAAACCACATTTAAAGAAGAATGGTCTTCAGCAGGCCATGCATGGATGACACCAAATACAAACTACATCGAGTCAAAAGAGATCTGGATTACTGAAGGTATCTTTGACACGATCGCTCTTTGGTTATCAGGCATTACTAGCTTTTCAGCTTTATCTGCTGGAAATTACCCTAAAATTTTCCTCAATCACATTGCAATGAAATGTGCTGAACAAGAGCTGCCATTACCAAAGCTTGTGTGGGCATACGACAACGATAATGCTGGGCATGAGGGTATAAGAAAAAACATAGCTTTAGCTGAAGAACTCGGCTTCGAGTCTGAAGCTGCACTTCCTCCTAGTGGGCGTAAAAAAACAGACTGGAATGACCTTTATAAACAAGATCGTCTTAAATTCTCGGATATAGAAACATATAAATACTATGGTTCTTTATTAATCGCTGAGAAGCCTGTGGATAAAGGCATACTTATCTACAAGCGTTACGGTACTAAGTCATTTCCATTTGATTTTAATAACTGTGTTTATTGGTTCAAATTAAACATGGATAAATACGATGACTACATGAAAGGTATCGATTTTGAGCCGAGTGATAATGAGGATTGGGCACAAGAGGAAAAAGACCAAGCTACATCAGAACGTCGTGAAGCAGCCATTCAGCATGCTGCAGATGTAGAAATTATGATGGAATGCCGACCACATGGGCTTTACTACCAATACCAAAAAGAAATAGATGAAGCAGATTATTACTTTCAAATAGATTTTCCACGCGGTGCGAAAACTATTAAGAACACGTTTAGCCCTTCACATATTTCTTCAGCTCCAGAGTTTGGTAAGCGACTTTTACATGTTGCACCTGGTGTTTTTTATGAAGGTAACAGTAAGCAATTACTCGCTTTTTTAAAGCGGGAGCTCAAGGATATTAAACGTGTTCAGCTTATTGATTATGTGGGATATCACGCAGAACAAAAAACCTATGTTTTAGGAGAGTTGGCATACCAAAGTGGCAAACAATATACGATCAATAAAGAAGATTATTTTGAGCTACCACGTCATACCAACCTTAAATGTAATGCACCGTTTGCGTTAGAAATAAATAAGAATCAAGAAGAGTATCAACAAACTTGGGTTAAAGACTTCATTGATGCTTATGGAGTTAAAGGTCTAATCGGTTTAACAGCATTTTTTGGATCTCTTTATGCTCAGCAGATCCGTAAAACATATAAGTCATTTCCATTCGTTGAACTAGTAGGTGAACCCGGTACAGGTAAATCAACTTTGATTACTTTCCTATGGAAGTTGTTTGGAAGGGTAAACTATGAGGGTTTAGATCCTACTAAAACATCCAAAGCGGGTTTAATCCGTACTTTACGCCAAGTATCCAACCTTCCAGTCGTATTTATTGAATCAGATCGCCAAGGTGAAAATTCATCTAAGCAGTTCAACTGGGATATGTGCAAAACCATGTACGACGGTGGCTCATTAGGTGCCATGGGTGTAAAGGCAGGTGGTAATACAACATACGAACCACTGTTTATGGGCACTTTAATTATTAGCCAGAATGCTGAAGTACTAGCATCTGAAGCGATTATGGGCCGTATTGTCCATGTTCATTTTTATAAAGATCAGTTAAGTAAAGCCAGTCTCCACGCCTCACGCAACTTATCAAAATATGAACCTGAGAATGTTAGCCAATTCATTCTGCAATGTTTAAGCAAAGAAAAAGACATTTTAGATGCCTTCAATATTGGCTATGAAAAATATGATGCGATGTTGCACCAGGAACAATACAACATCCAAAGCTCTCGTATTGTTCACAACCATGCCCAGCTTATGTCTCTATTTGATGCGATGTGCCGTCATGTAATTGAAGTGCCGGCACAAGTACAAAAACAGGTGACTGAAGAATTTATCAAGATGGCTCAGAGCCGTGACAAAGTCCTCAAGTCAGATCCAGTTATTGTTCAGAACTTCTGGAACACGATTGAAGAAATGGAAGACTCCATACGAAAAGTTGAACATGCAGATAGCGTCGTAAACCACTCGGCTAAGTCAGACATTATGGCCATCAATTTTGCTCATTTATATAAGGTCGCAGCGGATTATCGATACGCATTACCTGAAGTGAATGAATTGCAAAATGCATTACGTCACAGCCTTCATTACCGCTTTGTTGAAGCAAATAAAGCCATACAAAGCAAAATTACCAACTCAACAAAACGATGTTGGATCTTTGAAAAACCAACTTCACAACGGGATCAAACCCACTTTTAACGAAAGGAAAAACACTATGTTTAAGTTAAATATTTCAACACAAGCGTGTATGCAAGCTTCACTGCCGATTTCTTTAGATGTTGCAGAATATCTAAAAACTCGTTTGCAAAAAGAGGAAGTTAAACGCGACGAACTTCTTAAAACAATTGGTTATCCAGTTGGAGTGGGTTCAAATTCTGGTTCATTTTTAGATAGTGTTTATAACTTTGCTAACGCAATTTTAAAGGACTCAAATGCTGAGGTTTTCACAGTCCAAATAGAAGCTATCCCTGCTCACCAAAAATTAAATGTTTTTAAAGGGAAAGATGAAAAACCAAAAGAGGATCGTATGGTCGTTGTTTTTTTTGCCGACCAAACTATTGAAGCCGATGTTGTCTATTGCAAAGCATGTAAAGAATGGCATGCACGAAAAGGGAACCTTAATGAAGATCGCATTCACCAATGGGTATATGCAGATGATTTCTACAACTTATTGAAGTTTCCTGAATTCCCTCAAGCCAAAACCAA